TTCGGTACGAGTTCTTCCAAGGAAAACCATTTGGGTTTGTAGCCGAGTGGCATTACGAAATCTCCTTTTTTGTGTAGCCTTCTTCAAAGGCTTTTGCGGGACTATAACTTTCATAGCCGTCTGCATATACAACTAAATAACCACCTACCTGCGGATTGTGTTTAGTCATCCAAGCAGGGCTGACTTTCCAGGCAAGGTTCAATTCGCCAAGTGTGAGTTCATCTCCGTCAATCGCCGTTATCTTTCCAGCATGTACTGTTTTGTGGCACTGATAAGCAGGCAGGATTGTCTGTTCATCCATTTTGAAAAGCTCCTTTCTTTGTTGAAGTTTTTGTCTGCATCGATAACGATTCCTTACAAGTCTTTGAACAGGGGTTTGTCTGTGCATGGACGACCGGCTTTCTTGAGTAATTTTTTAATGTCTGGTTCCTCAAACACGTCAAACTTATCCCTACCGATCCGGGTCGCCGCTGTGTAGTTTCCATTTTTCCGAGTCAGCAGCTTGTATTTGACTTCCTGCATCCCTTTTTGATCCGCCAAAGCTACATAAATTTCATCAAAAAGCAAGGGGATTGTAACATCACCTTTTCCAGTTGTCAAGAACCGATATTTGACCGAACCTATGAGCTCATCCTTCTGTGCTTCCAAATGACCTGTGAGAATGAAATCACAAGGAAGGTTGAGCAGGGTTTGAAGCTCATTGCGAATGGTGATTTTCTGGGGTCCGTAGTCTTTGGTAAAGCGCGGCGCTTGACCTGGCATTCCAGCAGCTTTCAAAATCTGATTCATTATAGCATCTGACCATGTTGTAGCCGAATCGAGAACGTACGTTCCGATATGGTTGAAGTAACCGATGCGGATACGATGCGCCAGGACCTTTTTCCATTCAAGAAAGGCTTTAGGATTCTTTGGGTCGTCGCACTCGAAACTAGAATCGACGATGATTCGGCCTTCAGAGATTTCTTTTTGTAAACCCTTCGTGCCTCCAGGATCGAAGCAGTCGATGTGGATCGGCGCACGACAAGTGCGGCTAAGAAAGGTCTTGCCTGAACCGCTTTCACCGAGGAGGAGCAGGTTGAATGAGTTTTGACGTGAGTCCTGCGCATAATGCTCCTTTACTTTTTTAAGTTCCGCAAGAACGTTTTCAGGAATCCCGGGTTTATCAGCTTTTTCAGGAGTTTTACCTCCGGTTATTGTCACAGTGCTCATGGTTACTCCTTTTCAACCACTGAAGTTTTGTTATTAGCTTGATGGTACTGTCCATAAAACCAGCAGCACCGAGTTTACGCTTACAGCGAAGGTAAAATTTAGGAAAGCTCTCCTTTTTCCGCGGTGTTGGAGCTAGTATTCTCAATCAGAACTCCTCCATTTGCGTCAATGTTCATCTGAGTTTTTGAAGGTTCTTCGGTAGGATCCCAATAACGTTGACGAAAGCCAATCGGCGGTTCGTAGGCTTTTTGAATCGGGTTGGACCAAGTTGCGCAGAAGTCATGAAACTCACAACGTCGGCCATAATGGAAACAGTTGTCACTACGACAATGAAACGCATTCATCACGTCGTCAGATTCACGACAAGTGGCAAGTTGTTCCAAATTCCAATCGAGCATGTCGAGATGATGGCAAAGATTGGCATGCCAAGAATTCATCTGACCAGCTGCCTTACGAATTGGGTATCGGAGAAAATCATAAGGTGGTTGGACTGTGAGTTTTTTACCTTCCTTTATTTGTTCCCACGCACGTTTTACTTTTTTGAAGAAAGCAGCGTTCATAGTAATACCAGCCACCTTCTCGAACGGGTACAAGCAATACAGAACGTGACTGTAAACACCAGGTTGTACGGCCAACGTCCACTGGTCAGTCCAGTTGTAATCACTGGACCCTGTTTTGTGCTCAAGGGAGAAGATTTTATTATCAGAATTTTCACAGATCGAATCCATTTTGAAATAGATATGTTTTGTTTCTGACAACATCACCTTGCCACTGATTTCCGTAAACAACGTTTTGAAATTGTCGCGTTGCCAGCGTTTGCAGTATTCTACAAGAACAATCAGGGCATTATCCGCAGTTTTTGGTGCGTACAATTCATCAGTTTCAGGTGCAAAGTCTTCACGATAACGTTTCAGAAATTTCTCATATGCGCGAAGAATGTTCGGCTGGCTGTAGTCTGTAAGCAGTAAATGCTCCATAGCCTCATGCCAGGCCGAACCGAAACTCAGATGATTGTTCGGATAATCAGGTTCCCAACCAAGGACGTGACGGAAAAAGTAATACCGTTCACACATGATGAAATCCTTGATTTTTGATGAATCGATGATTGTGGTAGCTTTTGGTTGTTTAATAACATCGAAAGCTAAGTTTGACAATTTAGTTCTCCTTGTAGTTTGCCGGTTTCCTATGGAAATAAAATTTACATAGGTTTTTGGTTATAGGTTATTTCTTTTAACTTACCATGTTCCACAATAAACGCGCTGTCACACATAAAACACTCAAAAACAACACGTCCAGGGTTTTCGTAGTAAGTCGGGTGCAGTTCATCTTTGCAATGCAGACAGCGGTAAACTTTGTCATTCATCGATAACAACTCTCCTTAGTTTGTATGAGTTTTCAGAGCCACAGTAAAGCAGCAAGTTAAGCCGACCAAAACGTTTTGCAAACAGTCCACAAACGATCGAACACATGATTGACTGGCCTGTGATGAGAATAAAATCTTGTGCTGTGGCTTTTTCAACAGCGCGTTGTGCAGCGCGAAACATTACAGCGGTGTTGAACTTGCCAATGGAACCTTCGGATATGAAATAGAGCTTTCCGAAGGAACGTGCTGGTGTGAAGTCATGACAAGATTTATTTACAACAAAAACAGTTGACAAGGGAAATCACCTCCTTACAGGATTATTCTGTTCTGAACTCTTTGAGTCAACACACGTTCGATGTAGTTAAGTGAACAGTTTTTCAAGCTAGGCTTGCAAGCCAGTCGAATAATCCAGTTTTCATCAGGATGGATTAAGTGGCATATCGTGCCTGCATTGTTCAAAAAAGCTACCCAGGTGGGGCTATTACGGGCAATTTCACGTTTTTCATCAACTGAAGTGCGTAAATCAAACGGGTATTTTACCATCATGGTAAGGGCTCCTTGTTTTGATTGTTGTTTGAAAAACTTTCCTAAAGCCTCGTTCCAGAGCGGCCGGATCGGGAGCTCCTTTCAAGTAAAGGACGCCAGAACTCAGCTCTAGGAATAACATAACAATTGCTTTGCGGGAAGGCTTTTCCCTTGTGCCGTCGTTTGCAGCTAGTGAAGCAGTGGGTTGAAAAACTTTTCAGGTTTGAACGGTTTGTTCAGAAGTTCGATAGCAATTCCGAAACGGGGAACTCCGCCAGTTGCCGTAAGGTTTTGATAGCCGACTTTGATTGTTTTTGTCGGCCATTCATCACGTTCAAGCCAGAACTTACGTCGTTGGTCATGGGTTAACTGGCCAGCTCCAGCACGAAACAAAGTTCCGTCGTCGCCGCGACAAGTGATTGCGCCAAGCATTGCTTTAGGCTTGCCGTATTTGTCAACAGCTTCAACAAGTTCCACAATTTCATACTCGTCGGAGCGTTTTGGTTTGAACTTCATTATAGAAGTTGACCGACGACGGACATAAAGAGATTCAAATTCACGAACTATGATTCCTTCATAACCGTAGTCGATAAAATTGCGATAGATTGTAAAAATCTCTGCCAACGTGTTAGCAAGGCGGAACTGAACAACTTTTAACGAATCCGCATAACGCAAAAGACCTTTGCTCATTTCTCGTAACTGCTCCAAACGTTGACATTGAGGTTCAGAGGTTACGAGATCAAAAATGTGATAGTCAAGCATGTAATAATGCGGATGCAAGTTTTTTGTGCGTCCAACAACTGACGATATTTCTTCAAATGACCAACCGTGATAGTAAAGTTCTCCATCAAGTTCGAGGATAGGTTCAAGCCCTTCCATGCGCCGCATAAGAGCCCAGTCGTTGAGTTCTTGAACAATGTGTGGAACTGAAACTATTAGGTTTTGTTCGCTTGACAACAGAGTGTAAGCTGTCCCTTGCCAAATAGCACGACAACGTTCACCATCAAGTTTAGGTTGGATAATGTACGGAGGCTGCCATTTGGCCAAACGCTTTTCTTCAAATGGATAGCATAACTGGATTCCACTACGAGCCATTTCAAACTCCATGTGAATAGTTGTTAAAACTAATGGGACGCTAGGCTAAGGTCTATTCAGGCATGAATTGGATAAAAGCCTAGCGTCCCGACAATTACGATAGCAGACCCGGCCCGATACCTGGCGCTATCAATAGTTTTTTGGCGGCAATCAGTGCCGCAGAGATTATTGGGAAAGTGTGTTTAGTGCATGTTTTTGGCGGACGAACAAACGACAAAAAGACGTATATTCGCTTCCAGCCCTCAAACCAAGCATCCCAACCTTCCCAACGAGAAAGGTAAATTATTGCTATAGCTAATCACCTCCTTTTTTGTACAAGATATCAAGACCACAACCTTCATGAACCTGCGCTTCAGGTTGTTCGCAAAGAATTACGAGATCACAAACAGGACAAATAAAAGCGTTGTAAAGTTCAGTCTCGTCACCCTTAACCAACACCGGACCAGTTTCACGCATTTCCTGCATACATTTGCGACAGATGATTTTCAAAGTAAATGCTCCTGCACAAATTTGTGTCATTCAAGTTAAAAGAAAGAGGGAAGGCTTTTACACCCTCCCCCGTTCCTACACACACAAGAAAACTGTGAACTAGCCGGCCATGAGAGAGGCAATGAAAGCTTCGCGCTCTTCGTCGGACAGTTTCGCCATGTGGTTCTTTGCAGCAGCAACCGGGTCCACAATGCGCTCGGCAATCTGGCCGGGTTTCCAGGAAGTGGCCAGGTCATCACAAGGCTGCTTGGCGGTCAGGCGCCGCCGAATCTGACCCTGCAAGGCGATTTTCATATTACTGCGTGCGTTGGTGAAAACGATGTCACGACCAAACTTTTCAACCATGTCGTCCAGATCGGTGCCGAAGTTGTACGGCACGGTTGCTTCATCACCGGACTGCAACTTGGCAGTAACTTCGATCACACCTGTTTCACAGCATTCAGGTTCAACCTGTTCTTCAGTTTCAATTCCAGCGTTAAACTCTTCACTCATTTTGTCCTCCTTCTTGTTTTGGTTTTGAAAGCGACCATCCCACATGGCCGCCATTCGTTCGATGTTTGGGTAATGTATCATGCGGGAACCCAGTTGTCAAGCACAGATTTTGTGACAAAAATTAACTTTTTGTAATCTCTGCGATGAAGGCTTCTTTTTCTTCTGAAGACATTTTAGCCATCTGGGCCATAAGTCTTTCCTTGGGAGAAACAGGTTTTTGTGCTTTTGCGGCAGCCGGTTTACGCGGAGCTATTTTTTCTACACGTCCTTCAAGC